TAAAACTTGTTGTTACCATGTAAACAGTTGGGAAGAAACATATAGTTATTTGAAAAAAATGGTTGACAAACCTGTAGGGGTGTGGTAATATAGTATAGTATCAAACATTGAGGTTTATATTATGACGATGCATTTAGTAGGTCCTTACATGACCACTACTAACTATAAAAAACGTAAGCAGAAAAAGCTTACATCAAATCAGCTCGAAAAACTTAGAGTTGAATGGCGGCGATACAATAAGGATTGCCGACGCAAACATATGCATAGTGCTCAGTTTCAAGAATTTGAGGACTATCTAAAGTATATTCGTGGTGAACACAAACCCAAAATAGAGTTTAAAACTTATGAGCCGAAGCCAAAGAATCCTCTTCGTACAGAGACACATTACCCAAGCGTCAAGACGTCGAACTCAGTTCCTGGATACGCACCCAGAAAGGAACCAAACGTCTACACAGGAGACCTTATCAAAGGAATCGCAACGATGCACAAATCCAACGCGGTCCCAATAACGTCCAAACAGGCAGCTATTGACGTAGCAAATATGCGTAGAGGTTAAAATGCGGTTTATTATTTCTTCTCTTGCGGCTGTAGCCGTAGTGTTCTCGTTCCCTGTAATGGCACAAGGTCCATCTTTGGACGACGAAACAAGGCAAGACTACGAATGTCTTGCTCTTAACATTTATTATGAATCACGTGGATCAAATCTAGCAGATATGGCAGCAGTATCAGATGTTGTACTAAATAGAGTTCAGGATATGCGTTATCCTGGAACAATCTGTGGTGTGGTAAAACAAGGGCCTTTGGATTCTAAAGGCAATCCTATTCGCCACAAATGTCAATTCTCTTGGTATTGCGATGGCAGAAGTGACCGACCCACTGACGAAGATTCCTACAAAAAGGCTCTTTTGATTGCTGGGCAGATGTTATTCCAAGGTCGATATCGTGGAATATCAGAAGGTGCTACACATTACCATGCTAATTATGTAAATCCTGGATGGGCCAAAAAGATCACTCAGATCGGTCGTATAGGAGACCATATCTTTTACCGTTGGGACTAAATAAATATCTCCATGAACTAATGGAGATGATTTATGATTGTTGCAGGTATTGATTATAGTTTAAGTAGCCCGGCAATTTGTGTACACGAAGGTGACACTTGGGACTATAAAAATTGTCACTTTTACTATTTGGTTAAACGTGAAAAATTATTGGAGGCAGAAATGCCATTTATACCAGGACTCTATCCTGAATATAACAATGATCTCGAGAGGTATGAAAATCTCTCGACATGGTCCCTTAATATTCTCAAAAAGCATAATGTAAATAAAGTATTCATCGAAGGCTATGCTTTCGGTGCGGTCGGCAGAGTATTTCAGATTGCTGAAAACGCAGGGCTGTTGAAGTATATGATATGGAAATCAGATATGGATATTGATGTATTTGCACCAACGATGATTAAGAAATTTGCCACTGGAAAAGGTAACGCAAATAAGGAAAAGATGTATGATGCATTTTTTTCTGAAAATGGGGTTGACATTCGAGCTAAGTGTGGTATTATGAATAATAACAGTTGGAATCCGGTCAGCGATATTGTTGACTCGTATTATATTGCCAAATTTGGTCTTGTTAAGGAGAATGAAAATGCAGATCAAGCGTAAGAGTGTAATTTCAGGTATTTGGAGAACTCGAGAAATCCGTGTTCGCCCTGATGATTATGATTCTTGGGAAAAAGGCTATGCAAGTGTAAACGATGCAATGCCTTATCTCAATGATGATGATCGTACGTTCATCTTGGCTGGTATTACAGATTCAGAATGGAGGGAAGCGTTTTCAGAACAAATCCGTTCTATCGTGAACGATCGTTTTTAGTTGTAAGGAAAATAAATGATACAATTTAGTGCAGACTATATTTGGTTGTTCTTTGCATATGGTGTAGGGACAGCCTTTGGATGGTACATTGGTGATAAAAAGAAAACAGAAGATGTTGTCACGCACGTAATTGACAACCTTATCGAACAGGAATATATTAAGGTCAGACGTAAAGATAATGATGAGGTTGAACTTTTGAGACATTGGGAAGATTGATGATTGTGATTTTTAATGGTCCTCCGGCATCTGGTAAGGATGCTGGGACCGAATATTTTGCTAAAAACTTTGGATATGAACATCTCAGTTTTAAATATCAGCTGTTTAAAGAAACATTTAAGCTGTTCGATGTATCCAAAGATTGGTTCATGGATGGCTATCATGATCGTAAGGTGAAGGAAGCACCTTCGGCACAACTTGGTGGTCTGTCTCGTCGTGAAGCAATGATTTATACTTCCGAAAAACATATTAAACCAAAATATGGGAAATCGTTCTTTGGCGATAAAGTTTCCGAGGAAATTGATGTTAACAAAAACTATGCAATTTCAGATGGTGGCTTTATGGAAGAACTGTATCCGATTATAAATAAAGTTGGATACGATAATATGGTATTGGTTCAATTGGTTCGTGATGGTTGCTCATACAGTTCAGATTCCCGGCGTTATTTCAATGGAAAGCCGCTTGAGGAATATGTAATCTCCCACGAAACAGATCTTATTGAGGAACATCTCCTTCCAGAGGAAATTCCTATTTTGACATATCGGATTCATAACAATGGATCATTACCAGAATTTTATAACATACTAGATGAAATACACAATAAACTAAACTGAGGAATATATTATGACTGATAATCGTGACACAACTATGATCAATCGTGACACAATCGTGACAGCTTTAAAGGAAGGTGTCTGTGTCGTAAACTTTACTAAACAATCCGGTGAAGATAGAGTAATGCAATGTACTCTTAAGGAAGACCTACTCCCTCCAGCAGAAAAAACAGATCCACTGTCTCAGAAAAAAGTTCGTTCTGTGACTGAAGAAGTGGTGGTTGTTTGGGATGTGGAAAAGGAAGGTTGGAGATCCTTCCGTCTGGATAGTGTAAATACTTTTTCAGCAGTACAAATTTAAAATAAAAAGGTTAATAAAAATATGAGTTGCTTATATAAAGGCGAGATTGTAGAATCTGAGCAGTCCAAAAATTCAAACGGCGGTACCGAAATGATGCGTCAACGAGTTTTGGACAATGTTGATTTTTTGCATCTTCAAAAAGTTGCAATCCATTTTTCACGACCTCGCGAATTATATGACGATGTTCCTAATATTCTTTATTGTCATGATCTCGCCGAGGATCCTGAAAATGAGATTTTAAAGGACGGTGGTTGGAAAAAATTTGACCACTTTGTATTTGTTTCTGCATGGCAGCGTGATATGTATGTCATTCGTTATGGTATTCCATACTCAGAATGTAGTGTGATTTATAATGCTATTGAAAAGCAGTATGAGCCAAAGGAAAAGAATACAGAGACAGTTCGGTTCATTTATCATACCACACCTCACCGTGGTTTGGAATTACTAGTTCCAATTTTTGAAGCATTGTGTCAACAGTTCCCTAATATCCATCTTGATGTATATTCTGGGTTTGATATTTACGGTTGGCCAGAGCGTGATAAGCAATATCAAGGTCTTTATACACGCATTGATGCTCATCCGAATATGACATATCACGGTGTGCAGGATAATGAAACCATCCTAAAAGCACTTGAAGATGCACACGTATTTCTTTATCCTAATATCTGGAGAGAAACATCCTGTATTGCATTGATCGAAGCAATCAAAAGTCAGGTGATCTGTATTCATCCTAATCTAGGTGCTTTACCCGAAACAGCTTGTAATGCTACAATTATGTATGATTTCAATGAGGATCCTCAAATTCATGCAAATTATGCGTTTGCAATTACCGCACAGCTATTGGTGGCAATGCAGAATGATCCTAATTATCTAAATAAATGGACATTCTCTGATCGGTTTGCTTTGGCCAGAAATAATATTGATTCGTTTACTACGATTTGGAACCAAACTTTGCGAAATGTTTTGGATGGAACAGATGACTGATAAGATTGATAATATTCTTCAATTTCCAAAATTAAAAATACCAGGCAGTCCACAGTCACCACAAGAGCTTGCGGAACAATTATCCGAATATAAAAAGGAATATGCAGATGAGATTGCTGAAATTCTTTGGAACAATATCCTTGGTGAACTGACACGAGCTGGTTGTTATTTTGATGAGAATATTGAGGAATATTATCCTTCAATGATTCTGTTATTGGAATCTATTAGATCATTACATTTACATTCAAACGGTATTGACCATCCCTTGCAAAAATATGCAAAGGAAGCAATAGCAGTACCGAAGATAAAAAAATTGGTTGACAAAGACGAAGATTTGGATTAATATTATATAGTATGAAATAAGGAATATATCATGGCACAAACCTATGCCCAAACACTTTCCAATATAGTGCGGCATATCAACAATAATCATCCAGGGCATTTTCAGGCTGCGCAAAAGCCTCAAATTCCTCTGAATGAGCAAACCTCTATTAAAATGAATGGTGGATTTGAATCGCCAGGTCCAGGATATTCAAGATATCTAAAAAGGGCTATGGAAAAATCACTAGCTTTGGAACATAAGTTGGATGATTTTGTAATTCAAATGCCAGGTATGTCAGGACGCAAATACAGATACTTTATCAATAATCTTATTGAAATGATTTCTGAAGAACCTGCTCATGCTGGTGCCAGATATCTTGAGGTTGGATCTTGGAAAGGCTCAACGGCATGTTCAGCAATGTACAAGAATAATGTGGATATACTCTGCATTGATAATTGGACCGGTTTTGGTGGACCTCGTACCGATTTTATGGCTAACATAAACAAATCTATATCTCGAGATATTGACTTTAATCTTCTTGATGAGGATTTCAGAAAGGTCGATTATACCGATATAGGTAAATTTAATGTATATCTGTTTGACGGCCCTCACGAGGAGGTTGATCAATATGATGGTGTCATGCATGCACTTCCAGCTCTCGATGATGAGTTTATCCTAATTGTAGATGATTATAATTTGGAAAGAGTAATCAAAGGGACTGAAAGAGCTATCCATGATGCGAAATTAAATGTTATTTCATCGATTGAAATATATACAACAACAGATCGTACTGGTCCAACATACATATCAGAACAGTACAGTGACTGGCATAATGGCTATTTTATTGCCGTTTGCCAACAGACAAAATGATGAGTAAAAATTATGGCAATTTTAATTGACTACAATCAGGTAATGCTTGCAAATCTATTTGCTAGTATTGGTAATCACACTAATGTAGAGGTTGACGAGGATCTTATTCGTCACATGTTCCTCAGTTCACTTCTTCGAATTCGTAAAAAGTTTAATGAGGAATACGGCGAAATCGTCCTATGTGCTGACAGTAAAAATGTCTGGCGTAAGGAGGTTTATCCTTATTATAAGGCGAACCGTAAACGCAGCCGTGACGAGTCTGATTTGGATTGGAATCAGCTCTTTAATGTGATGCACAAAATTCGTGATGAGGTACGTGATAACTTCCCTTATAAAGTTCTATGGATTGAACACTGCGAGGCAGATGATATCATCGCAACAATCTGCCACGATCATGGTACCGAACTCAATACTGGTTCCGAAAAATATCTTATTGTGTCAGGTGACAAGGATTACATCCAGTTGCATATCTATGCAAATGTGGCTCAATATGATCCCATCCGCAAGCGGTGGATCAAAAACAATGATCCGAATAAATACCTTCAGGAACATATTTTGAGAGGCGACTCTGGTGACGGTGTACCTAACGTACTGTCTCCTGATAATTGTCTTGCTTTAGGTGAACGTCAGCGTCCTATGACATCAAAACGACTGAATGTATTACTTGAAGGTACTGAAAATATGGACGAGGAAACACTTCGTCGGTATCACAGAAACAAAATAATGATTGACCTTAACGAGGTCCCTGAAAAATATAAAACTATAATTCGCAACGAGTTTAACAAGGAGAAAGATATCGGTAGAGAAGGACTATTTAATTATTTTGTGAAAAATAAATTAAAGAATCTTATGACTGATATACAGGATTTTTAACAATGAAACTTTCAATATCTGAAATTATAAACAAGGCTGCTGCTGAAAAGAAAAAGACCGATAAAATTGAGGTGCTGCGGAAAAATGATTCTTCGGCTCTCAGAACAATTCTTCGTCTTATGTATGACGATAGAGTAAAATTTCTTGTTCCAGATGTAGCACCACCTTGGAAGAAAAATGAATATGAGGACGAGGCCAAGCCTATGTTGTTTTCTGAAGCCCGCCGCTTGAAAATTTTTGTTGAAGGTGGTGGTTATGAAACCCTGAATCAAATCAAACGTGAAACATTATTCATTCAGTTACTACAAGACATTGATAATGACGATGCTGATCTATTAGCACACAATATGATTTCACAAACTCCAGTTAAAGGATTGACTCGAAAAACCATTGAAGAGTCGTATCCTGATCTTTTCACTTCACCATTAAAAATTTAAGGATCATTAGGAAGAAAAATGGCAAAGCGATATAAGAATCTGCGCAATGGTACCCCAAGCTACGATGATGAATGGGGTCCTAAGAACGAGGATCGTTGGAAGGAAAAACAGCGCGGTAAGCGGCGAAACCAAAAACGCAAGAATAAGCATCGTGAAAAGTTCCAGAACTTCAAAGACTTTAACGAAAAATATTAAATTTTTTTAAAAAAAATGGTTGACTTTTTGCCTAACATGTATTATATTACTAATATAAGGTAAAAAAAGGATATAATATGTGTGTAAGTGATAAAGTGATCCTTGTGGATTGTGATGGCGTTCTTCTTGATTGGGAATATGCTTTCGATGCCTGGATGAAACGGCATGACTACAAAAAGGTAGTTGAAGGCGAATATGAAATGGATGTGGCGTACGATATGCCTAAAAAGGAAATCAAGCGACTAATCCGTATGTTCAACGAGAGTGCTACAATCCGTAAATTACCACCCCTCCGTGATGCAATCAAATATGTCAAAAAGCTTCACGAGGAACATGGATATATTTTCCATGCCATTACTAGTCTAAGTAATGATCAATACGCTCAACACCTACGGACCAAAAACCTCCGTGAGTTGTTTGGCGACACCGTATTTGAAAAATACGTTTATCTCGACACTGGTGCCGATAAGGATGATGAATTATGTCAATACGAAGGTACCGGTTGTTTCTGGGTAGAGGACAAGCCGGAGAATGCTGAATGCGGCTTGAAATTTGGACTGAATTCAGTTCTGATGGCACACAATCACAACAGTGATTATAAGGGTGCCGCAACCCGTGTAAATAATTGGAAAGATATTTACGAACTAGTGGTTGGATGATATAAATACATCTAACAACAGGTTATTTTTTATTATGATCGAGAGGCAGACCTGTTAACGGCTGCCTCTTT